CCGCCACGGTCACTGCAAGGTTGGCCTGGCTCACAGCCCCGGTGACGTCATTCACGGTCAACACAACATTGCCGATTCGGCCGGCCACCGACATTACCGGAGCCTGTACGGTGACATTGCCCGCGGCTATATTTGCAAAATTCTGGTTGATGGTGCTGAATGCTGTGCGCAGCGGATCACCAGTGCCATCGCCGGGGTATGTACCAATGTTTACATTTGCAAATGGGAATGTCATGAAATCTGTCCTCGTATGCTGTATTTAGCACGACAACAGATTTCAATTTAACGTGTTAGTGGGATTGTCAGTAGGGGCTAAAGCTGGATCCGCATCCGCAGGTGGTCTTGGCCTGTGGATTCTTAATGCTGAAGCTGGCACCGTATTGATCTTCACGCCAGTCGATTTCGGCACCCTGGAGATAGTTGCCGCTGGTGCTGTCCACCAGCACCTGTACTCCGGAAAATTCCAGAGCCCAGTCATCTTCGGCAGTTTCCTCGTCCATGGTGAAGCCATAATTTAGGCCCGAACAGCCGCCGCCTTCCACAAATATTCTCAGTTTGAGGCTGGGGTTGTTTTCTTGGGCCAGGATGTCCTGTAATTTTGATACTGCGCTTTCAGTCAATGTTATCATGATGTCATAGCCTACGGTTAACTGCGTCCCAATCAATGATGCGCCAGATGTTGTCTAGATACTTGTCTTTTTTATTTTGATAATCACCTTGATAGGCATGTTCCCACATATCAACTATAAAAGCGATGTCTGTACGTTTTGCGTGATTGGTAATGGTTTTGATAGTACCCTGGCGGCTGAGATAAACCCAGCCTGATCCCTGTATGTTCATGGCCTCCTCTTTGAAGGCTGTTTTGAAGTCAGTGAAGTTGTTGTGATTACGTTCGATAATGGTCAGTATCTGCCCATGAGGTTGACGAGATTTTGGTGCGCCGAACTGACCGAATAGTATCCGGTGTAGATCGGCGCCGGCTTCATTGAAGGCCGCATCGCCTTCTCCAGAATTATATCTCGCCACATAGCCGCGGTAGAGTTTTCCATAATGAAACTCCACAGTTGTGGCGCTCATGACAGGTGCCAGAGCACCTGGAGCATAGGGCAGTTTGATCTGCTCCAATTCGGGCCGAGCCTGGGCTTCTAATAGATCAATGGTGTCGCGGATATCCATATGATTATTTATTTCGGTATACAATGCGACCGCGAGTAACATCATAGGGTGACATCTCAATTTCCACTGAGTCGCCCAGTAATATACGTATGTTATTCTGTCTTAATCTGCCACTGATTGTGGCCAGTATAATATGTTTTTCGTTGAGTCTCACGCGGAACATAGCACCCGGTAGGCACTCGTCAATGGTGCCTGTCATTTTAATAATATCGTCTTTGGCCAATTTAGGTACTATGTCTCCGTTAAGTACTGTTATTTATTGATTGAGCGTAAAACCATACGATCTTTAGTCGTATGGATGTAAGCGAACTGACTATCCCTGTTCTGCTATGTATTGGGCAATCACATCAGTTGAAGCATCGCCAGTTGAGCAAACAAAATACCCAGCAGACCAAAACACCTTCTCTTTCCAAAACTGCTGTCGTAACTCATTCTCATAACAAAACCATAGTTTGATTGTAGTCATTTGCTTCAACAGACGAACTATCTGTGCTATCGATACATCTGGAGTGTAATCAACAAGTAGATGAATATGATCTTTGTCTACCTCCATAACCTGTATGTGAAAATCATCTGTTTCATACCCAATGATAGTTTCTTTAGTTAGGTCAGCAATGTGTTTTCGTGATAGCAGTTTCTTTCTGTATTTGACACAGAACACAATATGACATTTCAAAGAATATTTACGCGACATAACACTATTTATGCTATCTGCAAGACAAACGGCATAAATACATTTATGTTCAAATCATACCGATTCCGACTTATGCCCAACAAGCAACAGATAGAACTTCTCAATAAATGGGAAGGGCATAGTCGCTGGTTATGGAATCACTTCCTCGATTTGGAGCAAAAGGAATATGCTGCAAATAAGAAGTTCATATGGCGTTATGATTTGATCAATCTCATACCGGAATTGAAGAAGCAAAATGAGTGGCTCAAAGAGGCACCAAGTCAATCACTTCAACAAATAGGCACATCGCTTGACACTGCCCTGAAAGGGCTGAAGACAGGTAAGGGCTTCCCCAAGTTCAAGAAGAAGAATGTGCGTAATGGACAAATACTGATTCAGAATAGTCCAACACAGATATTCCCAAGCAAGACACATATCAAACTACCCAAAATTGGTTCTGTGAAGTGGATTCAACATAGGGAACTACCTACAGGTAAAATCAAATCTGTGTCAATAACACGAGATGTAGACAAGTGGTTTGTGTCGGTGTTAGTTGAAGTAGCAGATGTTGTGAACCCACCTGTGGATCCATCTACTTGTGTGTCTATTGGCATCGATCTGGGGATCAAACATTTCATTGTTGATTCAAATGGAAAGAAAGTAGACTCGCCAAAGTTTCTACAACAAAAAGCACAACGACTAAAGAGATACCAACGACAGGTATCACGAAAACAAAAAGGAAGCAATAACCGAAACAAAGCAAGAATGAAGTTAGCCAAATGGCATCTCGACATAGCAAATACGAGAAGTGATTGGCTACACAAACTATCAAACATGATAGTGAATACAAATGATATTGTTTGCGTAGAAGATCTGAAAACCAAAGAACTAATGACACGTAAATCAACAAAATCATTGAATAGACAAATATCCGATCAGGGATGGGGGATGTTCCTCAATATGCTTCGCTACAAATGCGAACATAGAGGAAAGACATTCACTCAAATCGGTCGATACAAACCAAGTTCAAAGACTTGTAGTTCTTGTGGCTACAAAATGAGCGATATGAGTTTGAAGATCAGAGATTGGATTTGTCCTGAATGCGGAGCAGAACACGACAGAGATGTGAATGCCGCATTGAATATTTTGTGGTGGGGTCTTATGGCTACACCCAATACCGCCGGAACGGCGGGAATAGACGCCTGTGGAGTATCAAAACCACTTGTTGATGAAGGGCATATGACCGGATTTGGCAGGGATACGATGAAACAGGAAGCCTGTGGATCTTTAGTCCACAGGTAGTTCACAAGATAAATCGTTCGGCTGCTTTAGTTTGATTAATCATACGTTGGTGCCAATGATGGAAACTTTCAACTTCCCATAGTGTATTCATGCGATGACCATGTTGTTGGAATGCACTTAATTTGAGAGTGATAGCAGTATTTTCTTTCTTGGATTCTAACAATTTTAATACAGTATCGGCGTCGATTCGATTGGCGTCAATAATTTTATTTTCAGTCCTATCAAATGATATCAAAAAAGTGTCACGTTTGTTAGATTTCATAGTCCCTTCGGACATTGGCTTGAATTGGCCAGCCAATTGACTAGTAATAGCAGCTTTGCTATTCCAATTTTCTAGATTGGTTGAGTAATATAATGCACCACGTTTACCCACTGCCAAATCACCATGCCTAATACCGCAGACTTTAGTTTCGACCTCCACCGGGGTGTTGATAGCACCCTTATAAATGATATATCCATCTGCCCCAGTACGCTCAACACTGGGCAAGGCACCAATAACCGAGCAACCTAGAACATCGGCCCATTTGGAACTTAACTCGTCGAATCCCAGATCACCGCCACGTATTCCCTCCCAGAACATAATATCGCTGAAATCATTGGTCCTAGTATCCAGGCAATGTTTGATTATTTTTGCATTATGCGTAATATAATTTTGATATGACTCCAAATCCATTGTTACCCTCTCCGCACAGTGTGATTCGTCATGGGTGTCGTCATGGGTGTCGTCAGGAGTGTCGTCACCTTCGAACACAAACAGGGTTGAAAACATAGTCGCACGTTTACCAATATACCCACGCATTACCGTCTCATCTTAGATGAATCTACCGCTGCTTCTTGCGAAAAGACTGGTTGCAAACAGCTCTTATGTTGAACTACGACCCCAACTACTGCATTACCAGTATAGACTTTATCTGGAGCACGGGCGGCAGTACCAACTCCGTTACTCAGGCTGGGTATGTGATCGGTATTTCGTGGGATCACAATTTTGGGCATTTTGCTATTGGTCATTGACTTTGAATACACAGCCTTGGGGGGTGCGTGACGTTGTTTGAGATCTTCCCAGGCGGCTGCTTGAG